CTATTCTTATACCATTTATTCTAGCACAATCAAAAAAATTAAATAATCCATCATCCACCAATGAAATACCAGACTTATTAAAGTAATTATCTTTTAAATCTTCTATTAATTTTTCTTCTGCAATATCTACCATATGGGTTAAATCTGTTGGTACATATTCTCCTCTTGATACACTTTTATATATTTGTTGTGTTAGTATATGTCTTTTTTCTTTTCCTCCCCAACTCTCCATGTCTTGTATGCTAGGATTGTAATTTAAATCTTTTAAAGTATTAAATAAAGATTTATATATTTGACCTTTTTCGTTTATAACTGTTCCTGCCATATCGCAAACCAACAAAGAAATTTTATTTCTCATTAAATAACTAACCATATTAATCTAATCTAATTTATTATTTTTAAATCATTTATCATTTAAATATAGGTTATATCTTTAAATTATATGAATTTATTTGGAAAGAGAAATAGCAATGATTACAATGAGTTCGCTATAATTCCCGAGTTAGTTCCTATTATTACAACAGAAAAATGGTATGAAAAAAGTTATGTAAAAATAATTTTTGGAACAGTAATAATTACAGGAATTTCTGTTATGTTATGGATTTTATTTAAAAAATAATTTTTTATATTTCAGTGAGTTGGGGAGAGAAAAACACTGTATTTTTTATTATAAATTGAATTAATATAAATAAAACCAATAATATTAATAAAACAAGATGACTTTTCAAGGAATTACATTGAATCAAGAAAACTGTAATATGAAATTCGTACCACAAGACGGTTTAATAGATAATCAAATAATAGTTAAATTATACCGTGGAGATGAATGTTTTGTTTGGAATTTTTGCCCCGATAACGAAGTATCTGTTATGGGAACGTGTACTTATAGTGATATATTTATGCAAATAGCAGGTTGTGAAATTCATAAGTGGTATAAACGATTAGCATATACAGACCCTGAACCACAAATAATAATAGAAGAAATGTCGCAACAAGAAATTAACAATTATATTAACGAACAAGAAGCTAGACATTCTGAATATATGCAAAATAATAGTGCAAATAATCCTCAAAATGGTTGTAGGGCAAGCACCTTTCATAACACCGCTACTAATGATATTGTTATGACCTTTGAATAAATAATTAAAAAAACTTTTTTACAATAATGTAGATATATAATAATATTAAAATCTATTTAAAAAGAAATCAACTAAGAATTATATAATGACAGACAGTAAGTCAGTAACTCCAGTTTTCGATGGCACTCGCTATCTTGGTCGCGTAAAGTGGTTTAACAACCGTGCCGGATTCGGTTTTGTAACCGTTCTCGAAGGTCCTCAAGCAAACGAGGATGTATTCGCTCATCATTCAGGCATTAAGGTTGAAAATGAGCAATATAAATATCTTGTTCAAGGTGAATACGTTGAATTTGAACTACGAAAGAGTGATAATAACGACCACCCATACCAAGCAGGCAGTGTATCAGGTGTCAAAAGTGGCATGTTGATGTGCGAAACACGCGCTACTATGCGTAAGGAAAGTTCCCAAAACAAACGCGATGGCAATTGGGATAATAATCGCGCCAGTGCCGGTGGTAATAGACGCAAAGCACGCGCCAGAGGCGGTGGTCCAAGAGATGGCGAAAGTGGAGGCAAATCTTGGCAAATGGCATCCGGTTCAAGTGCGTCTGAAAGTCAATAAATCAGAAGTAAATAATTAAATTAATATTTATTATATAAAAATTAATTTAAAGATATTTCAAGGTTGTAGGTATATATGAACCAACAAAGTTCTAAAAAAGCCGCGAATAAAGAACAACAGTTCAACGATGTTCTTAACGAATTGAGTGGATTTAAGACTCAAATTACCTGTTTAATTAAACAGGTAAAATTGTTAGAGAAAAACTGTAACAAACGAATGAGAGTTCTTGAAAAAGAAGCTAATAAAAACAAACTAAAAGGCAATAGAAAACCATCTGGTTTTGCTGTGCCTGGTAAAATTTCATCAGAATTGTGTAAATTTATGAATAAACCAAATGGATATGAAGCAGCTAGAACTGAAGTAACTAAATATATTATCAAATATATTCAAGAAAAGAACCTTCAAAATCCTGAAAATAAACGCGAAATCTTACCCGATAATCAACTAAAACAATTATTAAATAACAAAAAAGAACCTGTTACATATTTTAGTATTCAACGTTTGATGAATCCACACTTTGTTTAATTAACGTCGTCGTTTTCTACGACGTTTTTTTCTTGTTTTCTTTCCCCCTGACGTTGGTGTTGATGGCGGTGTAATATAATCTTTCATAAAATTATCAAAACCTGGTGGAGATGCTGATCTCTCACGTGATGATATTGATAGTTGACGCAATGATTTTTGCATATTTTCACTAACTTTCTCAAGCTTTTTTGTTCTTCTTGCTTTTCTTAATGCTATTTCACGATCTGTCAACCCTCTTTTACCTGGTTCTTTACTTTGTTTTAATGTGCCTGCTCTTCTTAATTCTATTTCACGGTCTGTTAAACCTCTTTTACCTGGTTCTGTACTTTGTTTTAATGTGCCTGCTCTTCTTGTTCTTCTTTTCTTTCTTTTTGATTTTCTTCTACGTGTTCGTTTACCTCTTTTCTTACGCGTTCTTCTTCCGCCTTTTTTTGATTTTTTTGCTATTTTCTTTTCGTATTTAAGTATTTCACTTTTTATTTTCTTCTTTACCCCTTCTAAAGCATCTATTCTGTCTTTAAATTTTTTTAAATCCTCCTCATGTGATTTTTTATTAACGGTTCCTTTCGCCTTTGATGTTTGTTTTTGCATGAATTCATATGCTTTCAGGCCATCTGCTAATGTTTCATTTATTTTATCAATACTTTCATTCAATATTTTTATATTTTTTTGTTCATCTGATAGTTTTGATAAAGTTTTCATTTCTACACTTGTCATATAATATATAGTAACATTTTACATTACTAAATATTATATATGCCTTATTTTTTTTGCTTTAAAAATTCACCCCAATCCTTTTTTGTTCCGCCATCATATTTAAACGCATAGTTATTTTTAACTAACCATTCGCTAACCGTTTCTTCTGCCAATGCTCCTCTTTCTTGTATATCTATCAATAATCTTCCATATTTATCAAAATCTCCGCACTTTATTGTTACTACTTTATCCAATATTTTTTCTCTTAATTTATCTCTTACTAACAAACCATATTCTTTTTCTACTTTATTTCTGGTTCTTATTTCTGGTGTATCTACTCCTACTATTCTACAATTAAATTTAAATAATTTACTCAATACTGGAAATACAACTTTTACTGTATCTCCATCATATACACTTACTACTTTCGCTATTTTACTTTGTCCTTCAAAACTAAATTCTTTTACTTTAGAATCCACGGTTTCCCAATTAATTGGTATTTCCATATTTACATTATAACAAGAAAAAGTTCTCCTACAAAATCGTGTTAACATATTAATAAACAATATAAATATATTTTTATATTACTTTTTAATGTATTATAGACCATATATTGAGCTAGTCAAAGCATTTGTTCCAACCATATTTATGGTTAGTGTAACAAGTTTAACTTGGAAAATATGCGATTTATACGAGAAAAAACACGGGTATAAACGACCTTTATATAAAATTCTATCAAGTTTCCCATTATACTTTTTATTCCTAGCTATTCACTTTTATGAATTACAACGCAATGAAAAGTCTTTAAAAAGACTTAATCATATGAGATTATCTAGAAAATGTTAATAATTGATTTAAAACCAACTATATAAAATCAATTATTATGACGTCAAACGCTGAAGATGAAAAACAAGGAGCCCCGCCAGTAACATCTGGTTATTGGTTTCGCGAAGAAGTGACAGAAGATTGGAATATACAAATGCGATTAAAAAATTTAGGTTTCAAAAAACAATCTGATTTTCAACATGTGCAAATTATTGAAACCGAACAGTTTGGCAAAACATTAGTCTTAGATTCAAAAACACAATCCACTGAAGCCGATGAACACGTATATCATGAAACGTTAGTGCATCCAGCAATGTTAATGCACCCAAATCCAAAACGTGTTTATATTGGCGGCGGTGGCGAGCTAGCAACCGCACGCGAAGTTTTAAAACATTCCTCTGTCGAATTATGTGTCATGGTTGATATTGATAAAGTCGTTGTTGACGTTAGTAAACAAGAATTAAAGCAATGGAGCGATGGCGTTTGCGATGACCCTAGACTTGAGTTAGCAATTGGTGATGCAAAAAGCTTTCTTGAGAATGATACGCGTAAATACAATGTTATCATCATGGATATTGCTGATCCCATCGAAGCCGGACCTGGTGTCGCATTATATACTCAAGACTTCTATCAATTTTTATTCTCATCTGGTAGATTAGCAAAAGACGGCGTATTTGTTACACAGTCGGGACCTGGATCTTTTATGAATATTGATGAATGTGGCAGCACAATACATCATACACTACGAAGTGTTTTTAAGAACGTAGCTGTTTACCAAGCCGATATTCCAAGTTTTGGTTCTATTTGGGGATTCAATATAGCGTTTGGAGGAACCGCCGATGAAAACTATAACGCAAATATAGACGAAAAGATACAACAAGATCAAAAATCACTTTTAACGGTCGGTATTGATAATGTAAATGATAAAATTGCAAAAAGAATAAATGGTGCATTAAAATTTTATGATGGTATAAGTCATTTGGGTATGTTCGGCATACCAAAAGATCTTCGCAAACGAATTATAAATGAAAATCGTATTATGACATTGGACAATCCTGTTTTCATGTATTAAGATTAATTGATTTAACAACATTTTTCTTTCATGTTTAAATGGATAGATAAAATAGACTCATTAAAATGTAATTATAATTTTATAATCTATTTACTATTGAAAAATTGATTTTATATTTTGACTTTATTAAATCAATTAACAAGCGAACCAAAAACGAAACAATGACTGAACACTGTACAACAATGAAATTATATCGTAGAACCAAAAGAACAGTTAAAGCACGAATAGGATACAAAGTTGAAAAGGTTTGGAGAAGACCCGATTATGAGTTGAAAGATGGAGAAGAATTCTTAGATACTTGGGCTGTATCTGAAAAAACTCCTAACGATAGAACGTATACGTTTGATTGTATAGATGATGCGTATTCAGCGCAATTCGTGTATACGGGGTAGATGATGACCGCGCAAAAGCTGTTTATTACTCAGCGTGGTAAGTCGCTAATAGCGCAGCCATATAGTAGAAGGCGTAGTATTCTATACATAAAATAAAAATCAAAAAACAGAAAAACAAATAAAAATCAAAAAAATCATAAAACAAGAAAGGCAACTGTATATAAAGACCTTTTTTTATCTTCTTTTCTTTTTTTTACTTTTCCTTTTACGTGTTTTTTTTCTACGAGATTTTCTTCTTTTTCGTGATTTTCTACTGAATTTTCTTGTTTTTCGAGATTTTTTTCTACGAGATTGTCTTTTTCTACCTCCAGATAAAGATAATGGACTATTTTCATCTAATGCTTCTTTATATAGTTCTTCTGTTGTAGGAGGTCCTTCACCTTTTTCTTTATCGTCATCTATTAAAAGTTGTAAATTCATTGGTTTAAGTGATTTCATTACGTCACCAATTTTCACCTGAAACCGATTATATCCATCAAATGGAATATTATTTTTAACAGACACTATTTGTCCGGTTTTACCATTCAAGGATTTTGCACTTTCACTTTTAAGACCTCCTATTTTAACTTTTTCTGAACATCCAGGCATAGCAAATAATTCCATTCTCTTTGGTAACATTCTCATACCTGGCATTTTCATACTACCCATTCTAATTGTATCAAAAATAACTTTTCTACATAAATTATCGAAATAAAGGTCATCTCCCATTAACCTATGGTTTAATCTTAATTGTTTAAAAGCATTTTTCATGATTTCAGGTGATACACTTGGATTGCCGAAGATAGCAGATTTCATCGCTCGTGGGAATTGACCGATATGTTGCATAGCTCCATCAAACGCACCATTTTTAGGTTCAGCATATACGTTTATTACGTGAAAATTCATTTGTCTCATTGGACCCATTCCTATTAGTGTTTGCTCTATTGTGTCTCTAAGTAGGTGAAATGAACCTACAGTAAAAAGCATAGCTTCTGCTGAAGGATTTTCTGAAAATTTTTTAATTATGTCTGCTGCGTATGCTGGATTTAAATCATTTGGATTCATCGACGCTGATGTATAGCCTCCTCTTCTCATTGCTAGAGTTACACTAGATGGTGCTTTAATGAATACTCCGCGTTTTAAATCATCATAAGATTTTATACCTAAATCAGCAAAAATAGGAGTTTGGTCAGAGCTAGCTAAGTCACCCTCCCCCGACAGAATTATATTTTTACTTTTAATTCCTGCATTTTCTAAACATTGAACTAACGCTATTTGTTTACCAGATTGAATAAATAAGGGTTTTGCACACATTTTATACATACTTTGTTCGCTTGCAGCCATAGATCCCAAAAAACCACAAGGAGTATGATCTTCACCACAGAGAATTACTATTTTGTGAGTTGCTTTGTTTTTTTTAATATCAGCTGTTATACCTTCTAAATTCATTATATATTAGTATTTCATTATAATTTTGACTGAAAGCAAGAAGGCAACTGTATATATAAACACTTTTTCTTGACTTGTTATTATAGCATTACACAATACTAAATTTTTTTTCTGAAAATTGAAGTTTTTTGTTTTCATAATCTCTCAATCATACCCCAAACAATATAACACAAGTCAAGATTTACAAAAACTCACAACAACTTCTAGCACTACACAGTATGGCTCTTAATTTTGGTTTTTGTCCAGGCGGGGATTTGCGGGAGACATAATATAATACGGTTTAAAAAATTAATTGATTTAAAAATAACTTTTTTAATTCAATTATACAGAGATGGAATTAACACAAGCTATGTTCGAAACGTGCGACGGGGAATTTCCCCAAGAATTAAACTGTGAACTTTTCACAGAATTTCCTTTTGAACTATCTAACTTTCAAAAATGGGCTATATACAAAATGATTGAAGGACATAACACTGTTCTTACAGCATATACTGGTTCTGGTAAAACAGTTGCTGCTGAAGCCGCTATTTTACACTACGTAAAACAAGGTAAAAGAGTTATTTACTGTTCGCCTATAAAAGCATTATCAAATGAGAAATGTAATTCTTGGAAAAATAAATTTCCAAGTATATCATTTGGATTAATAACTGGCGATAATAAAGATAATCCTGAAGCAGATGTTCTTATTATGACAACCGAATGTCTTCAAAATCAACTCCTTCACAGAAATGAAAATGTAGAACTTCTGGATTTCAAAATGAATTATGAAAAAGAATGTGGCACTGTCATATTTGATGAATTGCATTATCTTTTTACAGATAGAGGCGATGCTTGGAATGATTCTATTGTTAAATTACCAAATAATATCCCCGTTATTGGTTTATCAGCAACATTATCTAATCCTGAAACTCTCTGTAATTGGATTTCAAATGTAACGGAAAGAAAAACTGCTTTATGTCCTAATTATAAACGCATTGTTCCATTAGAACATTATGGTTTATTATTCTTAAACAATCATTCAAATATTAAACGGTTTTCACCACAAGAAAAAGAATTCATTGATGACATACTAGAAAAACAAACATTGCCTATTAAAATGCAACAAGAATATCACGAAGAAAACGTTCATAAAATTGCGAAGTTTAAAAAAATTCTAAACAAATACAATATCTATATGAAAAAAGAATATGTTATTAACGAAGTAGCAAAATATCTAAAAAACAAAGGAGAATTGCCAGCAATTATATATGTTTACTCTAGAGCAGGTTGCTATAAACTCGCCGATTCTATAAAACAATCTCTATTTCCAGAAGGTTCTAACGCCGTCCATACTATTAAAAAAGAAGCTATTTCTATTTTACAAAAAAAACTATTGAACTGGCAAGAATACACCAATACGATTGAATTCTTTAAAATTGTAAAGCGTCTTGAAAAAGGAGTAGCCGTTCATCATTCTGGTGTATTACAAGTTTATAAAGAAATGATTGAAATTTTATTTGCTGATAAAAAAATCCCATTACTAATATCAACTGAAACTTTCGCGGTAGGTCTTAATATGCCAGTAAAAACTTGCGTATTTACAGCATTTCAAAAGTATTCTGATAAAGGTTTTAGAAATCTAACTAGTTCCGAATATACACAAGCTGCTGGAAGAGCTGGTAGAAGAGGACTTGATAAAAAAGGTAAAAATTATCATCTTGTAAATCTATTTAGATTTGGAAACGAGCATTTAACGCCAATAAACTACGGTCATATAGTTAATGGTGGTTATGTATCGCAACAATCAAAACTTGAAATAAACTTTAGTTATGTCTTAAGACAAATGTATAACAAAAACGATATTGAAAAACACGTTATGTCTAGTTATGGTATGTGTGGTAAAATATTAGACAACGAAATTGTCCGCATCGATGATATGAAGACAAAATTAAATGATGACGGTTTTGTTGAAAAAGAAAGTGCAGAACTCACCAGGAAAGGTAAAATCGCAATTTGTCTTCAAGAAATACCTTGTTTAGCAATGGCTGATTTTATTATTAGACAAGAAAAAACGATTGAAAAATTAACACCACAAGATTTTATTGTTATATTTAGTATATTTACTAACATACGACTTTCCGACGAAAATAAAATTTATAATTTAAAGGATATAGATATTTCAAGCGAATCCAAACTTATGTTAAAAAAAATAACCGGCACATTAAGATATTGGAAAGACATTGAAATTAACGCTTTTAATAACGTAGATAATTATAATATTCAATATGATATTTGTGAATTAGTTAATAAATGGTGCCTATGTCAAAATCAAAATGATTGTAATGCTGTTTTTAAAGAACTTAGATATTGGGGTATATTTTTAGGAGATTTTATAAAAGCAATATTAAAAATAAATACAATCGCAAACGAGATTGAAAAGGCAGCAATATTGCTAGAAAATTTATCATTGGTCCAAAAAATGAAAGAAATACCAAGATTAACTTTGAAATCTATTATGACTAACAAGTCATTATACTTATAATTTTATACAACTATATATTAATAATGTCTGAATACTTTTTTAATGACACAAATGCATGGGGTAATGCTGGAGTACCAACGCACGGTAATGATTTTACTACTCCAGGAAATAATACTACTATAAAAATTGATACTAATATGTTGCATTTTTTAGGATATGATAATGTCACTGTTTCTAATAATTCTATTTTAAAATTTGTAAACGATAATCTTCAATTAGTTGCAAAAACATTAAACTTATATGGTGTTGTAGAATTAAATACCGATTCTACTATTATAGTTGATGATGATGGTCTTGTTAGAGAGGTATTTTCTTTTAATGATACTAGCATATGGCCTAATAATCAACTTCCTGTTGGCGGAAGTGATTTAACATTTCCAGAAGATAAAATTATAGAAATTGGAACTGATATGCTACAACAAGCAGGTTATGGTAAAATTACTATTCCCAATAGTACTTGTGTAAAATTTGTAAACGCTAATATTGACTTAATTGGAAAACACATGGAATTGAATGGTGAATTACAATTAAATGTTAATTCAACTATTACTGTTGATAATGAAGCTGGATATGCTGTTAAATATTTTCACGACCCCGCTACTTGGCCTAATAATCAATTACCAGCTGCTGGTGATGATATTACTGTTCCTTCTAATTGTGCTCTCGTAATTTCTAGTCAAGCTACTCTTGCTGAATATTATGGTACTTTAACAATTCCGTCAGATGGTATGCTACAATTTGATAATACTATTGACAACGCACAACTAATCGTCACTACCTTTACTAATAATGGAACCTTACATTCCGCAAATTACAATGTAGTTAAACTTTTAAGAGGAAATGCCAATCTATACTTACCTGTTTATTTAAATGCTAATTCACAAGTTCAAGACGCACAAGCCAATTCTAGTTCTACAATGGATTCCAGTTCTAACTTTATTATGCATTGCGAGCAAACTAAAGCAAGCACGTTTGGCAAATACTTTAAATATAAAGTAGATTCTAATGGAAACTATACATTCAAATATGATTCTGTTGAAAAAACTAATTTTGAAACTGAACTAACAACCGATATATCTAATCAAAAATTATACCATTATGATAGAACGTTCTTAAATAGTTCTAGAAACACTACCGATGCCACTATATCTAACTTTCTTTTACAATATATATCTTCTATCTTTTTTGATAGACCTGACGTGACTGATTTAATAAAAAACCCTACCGGTATAAGAGATAATATAGTTAATACTAATATACCTGGATTAATAGGACTTGAAATAATAAGTGGATTAAATACTAATACTTACGCAACTGGAAATAATCCACTTGTTTCCATGTTTCAACAAATCAAACGACAATTACCCAATAGATTTAGTAATGATAATGTTAATGTTGAATATAATTTTCCTTTTAAATCAGGCGATACAATTGCAATTTTTGTTAAATTGAAAGCTAATATTTTTTATAATGCTACTAGTTCAGCAAACGGACATACTCAAGAATTATATGACATTTTAAGAAGCAACAACCCTAATTTTGGTGCTATTTCTCATTATAATTTACTTGAATTCAATGATACTAATAAAACAATAAAAATTAAGCCTACTACTTGGAGAATTGTTCTTAATTTAAAATAAAAAATAGTTAAAAATATATCTACTTTTTATTTAATGAAGAAAAAGAAATTCGGTCAATTTTATACTACTAATTTTAGTTATATTCTCTCTAATATGAAAATACCTAATAACGTAAACCATGTTATTGAACCATTTGTAGGAAACGGTCATTTAATTAATTTTATAAAAAACAAAAAAAGATATACTATTGAAACATATGATATTGACCCAAAATATAAAAATGCTATAAAACGCGATACATTAAAAAATCCA